AACGATATGATACCAAGCTGAAACATCTCTAAAGACTGCTGTTGTTTGAATATTAAATTCAGCACTGCCACCAACATCTTGTGCAAATTGTAATTTTTCATCAACAAATCTTATATTACATTCATTACTGCCATCTGAACCAGCACTTATAAGCATAACTGTGCTTCCTAATCCTGACCTTTTAACCCAAGAAGAAAATGTAAATATTTTATCTGATGTTGGTGTAGAAAATGTTCTTGATAAATAATCACTACTTCCATCATTAAATCTTAAACTATTCGCTGCTATGGTTGGAATCGGAGGCCAGTTGCCACCTGAGATTGCTTGATACTGTGCTGGTAAATCCCAAACACCTGAAGCTGAATCGGAAGTAGGATTATTGGCAGGACCAATTATGCCTCCATTATCTCTGGCCATATGATGTGTCCTTTCGGTTCATCCTATGAACCTCCTATGAAATATCTTCGTAAGATATTGTGATGGTTAAATCGCCGTTTGCACTTGCACCAGCTTCGATGTTATCGCCTTCTTCTAAATAGAAGCCGTTGTTTTTATCTACTACCACTAAAGTGGAATCCGCAGGAACGGAAATAGTATTTGCAATGGCAATCGGTGATCCACCTGATTTAGTGATGAATACAGAAACATCTGCAGCAGAACTGCCGTCAATGTTTGCAACATTGATAGAATTAATTTTATATACTTTACCTGAAGAACCAGCGTTAGCTAAAATTTCAGTAGTTAATGTAGTAGTAAGAGACGCTTGCATCGTCTTACCGTAAATTTGACTGACGTTTACTATATTTGGGTTTGCCATATTTTAATCTCCTGTTATATTTTATCCGAAAACGATTGCCATAGCAATAGCTTTCCCTGTAGAAACTCCTGCTGATCCAAAACTTAAATTACCAGATCCATCAGTAAGTACCGCTTGTCCACTAGTACCGTCTGATGTGGGAAGCCTAAATTGATTAATAGTAGTAAATAAAGCATTAACATCAACTACATTGGTGCCGTCCGAATAACATACTCTAGTCCCTTTATCGGTTGTTGAAAAAGTAAATCCAGTTCCAGATGCTGTTTTAAATTGTACGGTAAAAGATCCAGTTGTCCCATTAATAATCGTATATGTTTTTTCAATACCGTCTGGGATAGTTACAATTTGATTTCCCGTAATAGTTCCTGTAAATTTAATAACTGCGTTTCTTGCATTAGATAATGCAGCGTCTGTCATAGCTAAAGCAGTAGTTTGAGCACCTCCTGCAATGGATACTTCTTGATATCCCGCAATAGCTTGTTGTAAAAGATTTAAATTGGTATTAGTCTTATCTCCCCATGTTCCCGAGTTTTCACCCGTTACCATGAGTTCTAGTTTAAGATCCGTAGAATAACTTGATGCCATATTAGCTCCTTATTAATTTGTTTAATATACAGTTTCTAAGCTGCTAAATCAACCTCAGTCCACGTATTAGTTACGTTTGTATTGATTTCAGCCCATGCTGTAATGGTAACGCTTCCTGTAGTAGGTCTTAATTGCATCCCTGTAACAGGAACATCAGCATTTGCTCGTGCAACCACTGATCCTATGTTGGTAGATAAACTAATCCCAGTAACGGAAACGACAGATACTGCATCAACTGTTCCTATAGCTGTTGTTACAGCAGAACCTGTTACTGCAACATTTGCATTACCTGCTGGTATCTCTTCTCCAATTGCTGTGGTTAATTGTATTCCTGTAATATCAACAGGCGTATTTAGATTTACCGTTACAGAGTCAATCGTTGAACTTAAAGCTATTCCTGTGACAGATACATTTGAATTTGCAACTGTAGTAACAGAACCTATATTAGAACTTAAAGCTATTCCTGTAGGGAAAGCCTCTGTTGCAATGTAAATAGAAGGAGATCCTACAGAAGATACCATTGTATGTTCCGTAACTACAACATCAATGTTTCCATCTGCTGCAATATCCACCGAACCTACATTCGTACTAGCAACTAAATTAGAAGCATCTAATTTATTAAAGGTAGCTGTTCCGATAGTAGAAGATAAATTAATTCCTGTGATACTTACAGTAACATCTGTAAACGCATCTTCATTTCCAGTAACTGCATTTAATGTAATTCCAGTTACATTAATATTTGCGTCTCCTGTAATAACAGAAGTTCCTACATTTCCAGTTAATGCAATTCCTGTTACATCAATTTGTTGACCAATAGCAACAGTAACAGAACCTACATTGGTAGAAGCAGTGATGCCGCTAACGGTTACTGGAAGAGCTTCGTTCCAAGTGCCTTCGCCCCAGGTACCTCGACCCCAACCAGTAACATTAGCCATTTAAAACTCCTTACGATATTCTTAAGATCGCAGCAGAAGTAGTAAATGCAGGGAATTGAATAGTGAAAGTTCCAGCAGTTGCAGTTTTATCTCCACCGAAATCTAAAACACAGACAGCTGTGTTTGAGTTAGATGTATTATAAATTAATGCACCTCTAGCTGTAATAGTTACTCCAGTGAATGATCTGTCACCAAAATCTACGATTGCAACACCTGATGCAACTGAAGTCTGTTGTGATCCCACAGCTAAAGCTCCTCCACCCGCAACGTATTGTCCAGATGCTCCTACTTCATTGTCTGTTGTGTATGAAGTGGTTGATGCACCTAAAGTTGCAGAAGAATCATATAAAGCTAGTTTAAATTTATTTCCTGATGTTTGAGTAAAATTGTGTTTACCCTCTAGTAATTCTTTTTTGAAAGAATTCGCTATTGCGTTTGTTGTTATTGCCATATTAGCTCCTTATTATGTTTATTGTCCGGGCACTGATCCCAAATTAATTTTGGTAACACCGTCCGAGTAATCATCTCGTCTTCGGTATCCTTTTTGGAAGATACCAAAAGTTTTCAATTCCTCAGTATAACGATTTTTATAAGTGTTGTACATATCTACAGGTCCTTTTAAGTAACCAAAAGCCTCTACCATGACTCCATAGAATAATAAGTTTTGAGCGTATTTGGATAGCCAACTAGTTGTATTGCTAGCAGATAAATGTTCAGGTGTTTTAATATAATTAATTTGTACGGTAAAAGCACTAGAAGGAGCGGGCGCTACCACAATATGATTAGGATCTTCGTCCCAATACGCATAGTATTTAGGAACCCCTGTTGTAATAGGACTAGTCTCTGGTGCATATTCAGAAATATAAGTCTGTTCTCTTTTTTCCAAATAAACTCTAGGTGTACCTGAAGTAGTAGAATCAAATACCTGCACTCCTCGTAAATATAATAAATCAGCTGGTAATACTAAATACCTGTTTCCTGCGGTAAAGGAAGAAAGAGAATACTTTCTATCTACATCCATTCCATCTACAGCTCTAGATATTTCGATCTCTACATCTGTAATAAAGCCTTCAATAATAGAATCCGTTAATACCGTAGAATTAACTTCTGTATAATCTCTAACTTTGGTTAATAATTGTGAAAAAGTAATTGCCATTAAGATATCTCCACTGTTACATGAGCTAAGTACATTGCCATAGCAGGTTTCGTATAGCTATTAGGTTTCATACCATTAGAAGTAAAAGCTAAATCACTTTGTCCATGATCTGGATAAGCAGTTACTACCATATTACCACCACCAATTTGATTCGGTGGAAAATATTGAGGTCTAGCATCTAATAATCCTTGAGGATCGGATCCATATACTTTTGGTTCTAATTGAGGATGTTTTGGTTCGTATTCAGATATATGTACAATCGATCCATTCCATTCCTTCACCATCTCTGTGTAAGGAAAAGCTTGTCCTGATCTATCGGATATTGCTAATGATCGTTTACCTTTTGCAAATGCCATTATGTCCTCGTTGGGTAGTAGTTTGCTGGAGAAATAAACACAGAAGTTCTCTGTCCATCTTCATCCAAAGCTCTTTTTAATTCGTCTTCATAATATAATTTTAATGCTTCTGTTCTTGCAGGAGCATATTTCATAGATAAATAAAACGCTAATCCAGAAATCATGCATGGTATAAATCGAAAAGGTAAATCAGCATT